GTATATCCTTACATTGATTACGCAACGAATAACGATACAGATTGGAAGGTAACGGATTTCAAACCTGCTGTTTATGTTTACACAATACTTAAAAAGATATTTGAAACTGAAGGATTTAGTTGGACATCGACATTCCTTGAGTCATCGCATTTCAAATCTTTAATCATTCCATATACACAAGGTCAGGCATTGTTAAGCAATTCACAGATTCTTGACAGAACATTCAGGGCATCATCAACAAGTGATTTAATAATTAATGCAAGTGGTTCACCTGTTTATACAACTATTCCATTTCAAGATGATTCATCGAGTCCTAACTATGATCCGGGCAATGTTTACAATACTTCAACCTACACATTTACAGCATCTAATTCAGGCACATACAATATCATTGGTGGATTCAATATTGACCTACAGTTTAATACTTCAGGCACAACTACATTAAATACTACAAGTATTTATCCAATTGCTAATATTATATCTTATAGAAATGGAATAGTAATTAATGCTTTACCTGTAAATATCAGAGCATCCAATGCTACATCAATACAAGCGAATGCTATTAATATAGATTCAGGATATACAGCAGGTTCAGCAATTCCATCAGGCACTTATTCAACTATTGGTAATGGTCAAAGCATTTGTCAAACATATTTAAATCAAGGTGATGTTGTAAAGATAAAGATTTATACATATAACGCAGGATTCACTTTAGCAACAGGACAAAGTCCATCTGCAACTAATTACTGGAAAACAAGAATAAAATCAGGTTCTTACTTTAATGCATCCATTGCCGATACAACAATAATGGAAGGTGACACAGTTGATATGAATGGTGTGCTACCTCAACAGATAAAGCAAAAGGATTTCTTGTCATCTATTATCAAGATGTTTAATCTTTATGTTGACCAAGATAAATTGAACTCAAATAATTTCATAATCGAACCGAGAGATGATTTTTATGCATCAACAGGAACGGTGAGAGATTGGACATATAAGCTGGATATGTCAAGAGATTTGGAAATTATTCCGATGGGTGAGTTGGATGCAAAGACATATCACTTTACTTACAAGGATGATGCGGATTACTATAATAAAAAATACAAGACAGATTATGGGTATAATTATGGTCATAAGTTGTATAGTGTCCGTAATGATCATCGCAAGAATGAGCGAAAAACGGAAGTGATATTCAGCGCAACTCCATTAGCAGATAGGAATGCAACAGATAGAGTTGTTCCAAGAATATTTGATATTTCATCGACAGGTGTTCCAACTCCCAAGACAGGAAACATCAGAATACTTTACTATGGCGGTGTTAAGACAACACAGTTTCCATATAACTACATGACATCATCAGGTACTACATATACTCAAAGTAGTTATGCTTATGCAGGTCATTTGGATAGTGTTTCTGCTCCAACATTCGACTTATCATTTGGGATGCCGATTGAAGTATATTATACAGCGACAGCTTACACAGATGGCAACTTATTCAATCGTTATTGGAGAAAGATGATTAATGAAATAACAGACAAGGATTCAAAAATCATTCGTGGTTATTTCCATCTTAATGCCATTGATATTCTTCGCCTTGACTTCAGAGATGTATATTATTTTGAAAGGGATTACTACCGATTAAATAAGATTATTGATTACAATCCTGCTGAAGTTAAACCAACATTGTGCGAGTTCATTAAGATAAAAGATGCTCCATCGTTTACTTTTTCAACTGGAACAATAACAGGTGGAACAACTGACACAGGCATTGGACTTGATGGCGCAGTTGTGTACAATCCAAGAAGTAACGAGAATACGAACTATGCGAGAATGTTTCAACTGCAATCGGGAATGGATAACATTATCAATCCTTCAGCGATGGGGGTTATTGTTACAGGGAATGATAACTTTGTTGGATACAACGATAATGTTTCAATCATTGGTTCATCAGGAGTAAGTGTATTGCCAGGTGTAACGAATGTCAATGTGATTGGTTCAACTGACTTGATATTGGATTCAACATATAATGATTTAACTATTGTAAATAATATCATTCAAGGAAATATCAGAGTAGTTGGTAAGCAAGTTGATTATAGAATAAAGCCAGAGGATAGAGGTTCAATGATTGGTTATCTTCCAACAGGCAACAGAACAACATACTTGCCTGATGTGGATGATATTCAAGATGGATGGACTTGTATAGTTAAAAATGGAAACAATTCAGGATATACAGTAACGGTAACAATTACAAGTGGCACAACTACTCCTATATGGTCACCCGGTGATGGAACAACAGCATCAACTCATGTCTTGGCAGCAGGTGATGCATATCATTATACTTACTTTAACGGATATTGGATAATATATTAATATATGGCATATTCAAGAAATAATAATAATGGCGGTGGTGTCTCCGATGGGGATAAAGGTGACATCACAGTTAGTAGTTCAGGAGCAACTTGGACTATTGACAATGGAGTAGTTACAAACGCAAAGATAAACGATGTTAATGCTACTAAAGTAACAGAAGATTCAACACATCGATTTACAACTGACACAGAGAAATCAACATGGAATGGAAAGCAGGATGCGTTAAGTAATGCAAGTGCATCAGTTAGTGGTATTCTAACTTCAACAGATTGGAGTACATTCAATGATAAACAAGCTGCTTTGGTTAGTGCTACAAATATTAAAACAATAAATGGTTCATCTGTATTAGGTAGCGGTGATTTAGTTGTTACTGGTTCTGCTCCTGATGGATATACTTACATTATTAAGTCAGTTAATCAAGATGTAACCAATGCAGGTGTTACCAATGACACAGAGTTTAGTTTTTCTGTTGTAGCTGCAGGTCAGTATATGGTAGAGATGGAAGTGGCAATATCTGGTAACAATACAACAGGAGATTACACTTTTGATTTTCAAGTTTCGGCAGGAACAATGAAAGGTAAAGGAACAGCGCAAAATCTAACGGCTGCTTCTGCAATTCAGAATATTATTGTTACTGCTGCTGGTGCTGCCAATACTACTGCTGTTGTTTGTGGTGTTGTAACAGCTGATTTGGATGATGTAATTGCAATGAGAATTATTTATTCATTTACAGCTTCTGCAAATGCTACATTCAGATATAGATTTGGGAATAATTCAGCAGGAGCAGGAAGAACATCAAGAACATGGAAAGGTTCAGTATTAAAATATAAAACATTAGATTAAAATGGCAACAAGTAAAATAGCAATAGATGTTGAAGTAAAAGCAGAAGGTGGCGCAAAGTCACTGAAAGATTTGAAAGGTGAATTAAAAGCATTACAAGCTCAAATATCACAAACTAAAGAAGGTTCAGAAGAATATCTTGCAGTATTAAGACAAATTGGAGATACCAAAGATCAGATTGATGACTTAAATGAAAGTATCGCAGCTACAACTGGTGCAGGTAGATTTCAAGCAATCGCTAATATTGGGGCAAAGATAGCAGCAGGATTTCAGTTGGCTTCATCAACAATGGCAATGTTCGGAACTGAATCTGAAGAAGTTGAAAAGGCATTACAAAAAGCACAGGCAGCGATGGCATTTGTGCAAGGGATAAAAGAGTTGGAAGGATTAGGAGATGCGTTAAAGAATGCAGGTTCTGCCATTAAATTATTTGCACAAGGTGGAATTTCAGCTTTGCGTTCATTATGGGCAGCAATGTTAGCAAATCCAATTACTGCCATATTAATTGGACTAACTGCACTTGGAGGTGCAATTGCTTGGCTTATTACAAGGGAAAATGATCACACTAAAGCAATTAAAGAAAATATTGAAGAAAGTAAGAAACAAGAAAAAGAAGTTTCTAAAAAATATGATAATGAAATAAAATTAGCTAAAGCAGCAGGAAAAGAAGTAACTGATTTAGAATTAAAAAAATTACAAGCGGTTGAAAAAAACCTAAAAGAACAAGAGTCATCATATAAAGCACTTGCTAAATCTAAAGGAAAATTAAATGAAGATGAAGCAAAAGAGTATCAAGAATTACAAGATAAATTATTGGCAGCCACTACAGATAGAACAGTTAAGGAATTAGAAATAGAAAAAGCTAAAAATGAAAAATTAAAAGAATATAATACTGAAAGAGAAAATGCAGCAACAAGATTGACAGTTGCAAAAATGAATGATAGAAATAAAGAATTATATGATATAGAACAAAAACAACAAGAAGAAATAAAAAAACTTGGAACATTACAACAAGTTGATAGTGAAAAAGAATATAAAGAATATGAAAAATCTCTTAATGAAATTAATGAATATTATAATATAGAGAAAGCAAAAGTTAATAAGAAATATAATGAAATTGAAAAAGAAGCAAGAGAAAAAAGAGAAGCAGAAGAATTAGCAAAAAGAACAAAAACTTATGAAGATGATATTAATGCTATTCAAATAAAAACTGTTACAGAAAATGAAATAAAGGAAGAAGGATTAAGAACATCAGATGGTTTAGATGCTTTTTGGAAAGCAAAAATGGATGAAAGAGATGCGTATTATGCTCAAAAGAAAAAAGAAAGAGATGAAAGAAATAAACAATTTGCAATAGATTCAACATTACAAACTTTAACAGTTATTCAAGAATTAACATCAGCATTTGCCGGTAAAAGTGAAGCAGCACAAAAAAGAGCATTTAATATAAATAAAGCAGCACAGATAGCAGAGGCAACAATTTCAAGTATATTAGCTGCTCAAAAAGCATATACATCACAAATAATACCGGGAGATCCAACATCACCAATAAGAGGAGCAATTGCAGCAGCATTAGCTATTGCATCAGGTGTTGCAAGAGTTAAAAAAATTGCATCTACTCAATTCGAAGGTGGTGGAGGAGCAGCCGGTGGTATGGAAAGCGCAGCAGGTGGAGCAGGTGGAGCAATGTCTGCACCATTACAAGGTGGAGTTAATAACACTTCAACCATGCTTGAAAATTTAGGACAGCAACAAGAACAGAAACCAATTAAAGCGTATGTGTTGCAGACAGATGTGGCTTCAGAGGATCAAAAGATTAAAGCAATAGAAAACAAATCAAAAATAGAATAAATGGAAAAATTACCTTTTTACAAGTTAGTCATTGACGAAAACGATGACAACGATTCAGGTGTAAATTATGTGGCACTTGTTGATGCCCCTGCAACTGACAAAGTATGGATGGCATTCAATAAGCATTATCAGTTCAAAACTTCTGCTCCAGAAAAAAGAATTATCAGCGGTGCGCTCATGGTTGCTAATTTGCCCATCTACCGGGAGGATGCACAACTTGGTAAATATTATGTCGCATTTGATAAGGATACAATCTTTAAGATAGTGCGGAAGTTTTTCAGAAATGGAAATACATCCAATGTAAATATGATGCATGATTCAAAAAAGAAAGTTGATGGTGTATATATGATTGAATCCATGCTTATTGACAAACAGCGAGGCGTTGTTGCACCAGCCGGATATGGTGACCTTCCTGAAGGTTCATGGTTTGGTTCATTCAGAGTAGATAACCAAGATATTTGGGATGAATTCATAAAAACAGGGGTATTTAAGGGATTTAGTGTTGAGGGATTATTTCAACAGCAATATATGGTAGATGCAACATCGCAAACACTTGAAACTCTGCACGATAGGATTGTAAATTTAAGAAAAGAGATGGTAAAATTGTTACATATTAAAAACAAATAACACTTTATATTATGATGTTACCAGAAGCTACATTAAATGAGTTAAAGTCATTGCTGAACGATACAAAAAAATTGTTCTTTGGCGATGCGAAACCTCAGAAGTTTGCAATGGAAGGAACATTGCCTGATGGCACTAAAGTAATGATTGATGGGAACGAAATCAATGTCGGAGTTCCTGTTATGGTTATGGATGCTGAAGGCAATACTGCTCCAATTGCAGATGGCGAGTACGAAGTAATCATGGAAGAAAAATACATGATTGTAACGGTAGGTGGCTTGATTACGGAGGTTAAAGGCGAAGGTGAGGCTGTTGCACCTGAAGCTGTTGCTCCTGAATCTGCTCCTGCTGAACCTGCACCTACTGAACAGCCAATGGGTGAAGATATGCCAAAGATGGATGAAGAAACAAAAGTTAAACTTGCATCCCTTGAAGAGCGTATCAGTAAACTTGAATCTGCACTTGGAAAAAGTGAAGAAGAAAAAGTAATGGCACAGGAAGAAGTTGGTCAATCAAAGCAGATAGTAATTAAGTTACAATCTGAAGTTGAGAAGCTTACAAAGTCATCCTCTGACCTTATCAACATTGTGGACAAGCTATTGAACTCTCCTGCTTCATCCTCAACGCACAAACCAAAAGAAAAAATATTGTCACCATCAATTGGTAGCACAATCGAAGAGTTCAGAAAGAAATATATGAATTAAAAAAAACAATTAAATTAAAAAACAATGTCATTATCATTAGACCTAACAGCTTACGTTGAAGAAAACAAAGCTGATCTTATCTCCAAAGCAATTTTAGGAGGTAAAACGATGGAAATCGTAGATGTTCGTTACGGAATCAAATCTACTGAAAACATCCCTACTTTAGAATCAACTGCTCCATTCCAAGCAGGTTCTGCTTGTGGTTTCACTTCTTCTGGTACTACTACCATCAGCAAAGTGCAACTTGCAACTTCACCAATTAAAGTTGCTGAAGAAATCTGTTTGCAAGACCTTGAAGCGTATTTCACACAGAAATATCTTCCTCAAGGAGCAAACCCTGACACAGCTACAATTGCACAAGATATTATCAATCGCAAGGTTGCTAATATTGCTCGTTCAGTTGAACAAGCTTTGTGGCAAGGTAAAACTACCTACACCAATGATACAGTATTAAAATCAATCGATGGTTTCTTGACAAAGATTGCTGCAGGTGCTCCTGTTGCTGCTACTCAACAATCAGCTATTGATTCTTCAACTGTACTTGGAATCTTCACCGACATCTACGAAAAAATACCTGCTGCTGCAATCTATAACGAACCAGTTATTGCTTTCTGCGGTATGAATACTTTCCGTACATTGTTGAACAAGATTACCTCAACTTATGGTTTCTATGGTAACTATACTACTGATGCTGCTGCTAACAGTTGGTCATTAGTATTCCCCGGAACTAACATGAAGGTGGTCGCCACAGCGGGAATGAATAATGACAATCCTGTCGAAAACGGAGTCCTCCCCACAGCAGTTAAGAATCGTATCATTGCTACTTATGCTTCTAACTTGGTGGTTGGTACTGACCTTGGAACTGACATGACACAGATGGATGCTTGGTATTCTAAAGATAACCAAACTTTCCGTATGCTTACTCGCTTCCGTTTAGGAGTTGCAGTAAAGTGGATGGATCATGTTGTTCAATATACCAACAGCTAATTAATAATTAACTAACCAGAGGGGAGGGGAAACTCTCCCCTTATTAAAATAATAAAAATATGGCTTGTAATTTTGTCGAAGGTTCTGCGCTGTATTGTAACGATGGCATTGCCGGTATTCAGAAGCTTTGGCTTACTGAATGGAGCAATGTATCTTCATATACAGAAACAAGCGGAACTATTACTGCCCTTACACAAGCGGCAAGTACGAAATTTTGGCTTGTAGACCTTGCTCCTGAAAATGGCTCATTAACTGAAGCTATGGCAGGTGGTCTCAATGTGCCAAATGTATGGACTCAAACATTATCATTCACAGTAAACAAACCAACTGCTAAACTTCGCAATTGGATGAAGGTAGCTATTCAGAATCGTTTGATGGCTTTAATCCTTGATTCTAATGGAACTTACAAGATGGTTGGACTTACTCGTGGTGCTTATGTACCATCTATCTCTGTGACATCAGGTAAAATGGCTGCTGATTTCAGCGGTGCTACTATTACCATCGAAGCAAAAGAACCACAAGAGGCGATGTTTGTAAGCGGTTCAGTAGTTAGTGGTTTATCTACTGGAGCATAAATATTGGTTAGTTGTCTGTTTCGTTGGTAGCCCATCCCCGTAAGGATGGGTTATTTTTTTGTAACAAAATCAGACCTTATTGCACTTTTAATTAGATGCAGATAATTACACGTTCAACTAATTCAACTTTAGTTTTCACTTTGAAGGAAAAGCAGACATTGACTGCTCCCTATTGGTTATTTGAATTAAAGTTTAGAGGCGATGGCACAACAAGTAAAACTTTTATCGCATCTGACATCAGCGGATTTCCTGATAGATTTAATAAATTCCTTGTGACTGAAGTAAATGCAGGAAGTGAAAATCTAACAAGCGGAACAGTTAATTTACCCTATGTAGGAGAATGGCATTATAGAATATTTGAACAATCATCTTCATCAAATCTTGATGTGGCTTTGGCTACATCCGAAGTTGAAAATGGAATTGTAAGAGTAGTAAGCGATTCAGCAACTAACCCATCTACTCATCAAATAAATCAGTCATCCTATGTATATAATCCATCAATAGTATGAAGTTTGTTAATTTAGAATTCAATACAACTAATCCTCCGGTATTTAAGGAGGTAAAAGATTTGGATTGGATTACATTCGGAAATGAAAGACCATGGATAAATCGTTATCCTGATTATTTAATTTCTTTATATCTTAAATCATCAAAGCATAGAACATTACTTGATACTAAATCTTATTATTTAACAGGTAATGGTGTTACAATAGACAAGGAAGGACTTACAGTTGAAAAGCAGTCATTCATGATTGATGCGCTTAAAAACTTAAACGAGAACGGTGAATCAATTAGCGACATATTAGAAAAAGTTGGAGTTGATTTTGAATTATTTAACGGAGCATATTTAGAAATCAATTGGCATCGTAACGGAAAGACATTTGATGTTAGTCATATGCCATTTAAGAATTTAAGAATATCAAAAGAAAAGGATGGATATTTTTATAGCAATGATTGGAGTCAGCCAAAAAATAAACAAACTAAAGACCAAACTGGTTTTGAATTTATTCCTCTTTATGATACTGCTGAACCTAAAGGAAAACAAATATATCCTTTGATTGCTTATGATCCATCATTGGAATGGTATCCTCGACCTAATTACTCACCTGCTATATGGGCTTGTGAGGCAGATTATGAGATTGGAAATTATCACATCAATGATATTAAGTCAGGTTTCTATGTAGGTACAATAATTACTTTCATCGGTAAGCCAACTGCAACAGAGATGCAGGATATTGAAAGGCAGATAAAAAGTAAGTTTACCGGAACAGATAGAGCAGGTTCATTGTTGTTACAATTTACAAGAGATAAAGAAGGTGCGCCAATTATTTCTCGCCTTGAACCTGAAAGTTTATCAGCAAAGTTCGACACGCTTAACATGACTGTGAAGAAAGAGTTGTTTTATGCCCACAAGATGAATCCGATGTTGATTGGAGATAAAACAGAAGGTCAGTTAGGTGGAAGAACAGAGATAATTGAATCACATGAATTGTTTAAGAATATTTATATTAAACCTCGTCAGTTAAAAATTGAGAAGTGGATTAATGCACTTTATTATGAGCAATTCGGTAATAGAATAAAGTTAAAAGAGGCGCAGCCAGTAATGCCATTTGATTTGACAACTGTCAAGGAGGTATTGACAACTAATGAGATTCGTGAGATGATTGGATATCATAAGATTGAAGAGAATCCACAAGAGCAGAAGTTTAGTTCTCATGAAGATGCACAACTTCATTTGGCTTTACACTTATTCGGTGAATGCGGAGAAAGTCGCAACAGCTTTGAGATAATTGAATCGGCAAAGGTTGACACAATGGGTGCATTCTCATTTGCTTCTGAAGATGAACTTACAACACTTCAAAAGAATGTATTATCATTACTTCGCAAAGATGCAAAAGTTGATAACAAGACATTAGCAAAAATATTAGAAACTACTCCGAAAAGAATTGAAGAAGCTGTGCAAGTGTTATCTGATTTGGAGATGATAAAGATTGATACTGTCAATCAGGAAGGAATGGAAGTAAGGGAGATAAAAGTTTATAAGGAAGGCAAGACAGCAAGTAAGGAAACAGAAATGACTGGTAAGGAGATTAGATACTCTTATGAACTTGCACCGGGTTTCAAAGATCCTATTATTGATACTACTCGTTATTTCTGCGAGAAAATGGTTAATTCAGGTAAATTATTTACAAGGTCAGAGATTGATTCAATTTCAAGCAGATTAGGTTACAATGTATGGGAAATGAGAGGCGGATGGTATCGTAAAAAGGGAACAGACATATCAGTTCCAAAATGCAGACACATTTGGATGTCACATATAGTTAAAAGAAAGTAATGGCACAAACATTTTTTATATCGGTGCAATATGTTAAGGAGAATTCCATCGTTGATGAGAATGTCGATGAGAAATACATCCGTATTGCAATACAAAAGGCACAGAAGAACTTTATCTTGTATCTGATAGGTACAGGACTATATAATGAGATAGCTACGCAGATTCAAGGTAATACGCTTACTGCATTAAATACTACTTTGCTTGATTCATATATTGCTCCATGCTTATTAAGTTATTCATTAGTTGAATTATCACCATTCTTACTTTACAAGCTGTCTAATCGTAATCTTGGAGTTAAAGATGCCGATAAGATGACAGCCACAGACTGGGCAACGATGGACAAAGTGATGGAACGCTTTGAAAATGATGCACAATTGGAAGCAAAGAAGATGCGTGACTATCTATTGGAGAATCAAACGCAATATCCATTGTATTACAATCCGGGTACTGGCATTGACATCATATATCCGAAACAAGATACATTTGAGCAGAGCATTTGGCTTGGTGGAAGATACGATAGAAATAACATATCAAGAATAGACCGGGCAGAATATCCCGGCACTTATGGCTGCGAAGAATAGGAAAAAATATCACAAACAATACTATAATTATCAGAAACTGATTAAGTTTTTGAAACAAAGTAACGATGGTAATACGGACATTAAATCAAATAATAAACGAATTAAAGGAGATAGCAAATCAGCATCTTCAAATTAATTCATTCAATGCGGGTACGCTTGATGACTTTGCTACATCAGGTGATACAAGGTATCCTGCAATGTGGGTGAGTTACGAAAATGCTGCTATATCTTCAAGAACTGAATCTTATTCGTTTAGTATTTGGATTGTAGATAGAGTAAAAAAGGACAGAAGCAATTTAATAGAGGTTCATTCCGACTGCAAAAGTATCTTAAACGATATTAAAGCGCAAGTGATGAATCCCGGTTATGGATGGGTGGTAGGTCAAGATTGGAATTATCAAGCCATATTTGAACCATTCATGGAGGATGAGGTGGCAGGATGGTTAGCAGATATTACGATAACGCAGCCATTCAGTAATGATACTTGTCAGATACCTTTCAATCAAGAACCGATACCAGGTCTTGCATCAACACAACCGACCAATGGTTCTGTTATTTCATCCTATGTGCCTACATCACGCATCATTACAATCAATGGAGTTAGTTATGATCTTCAATTCAATAGAACTTGGGAATTTAGATGTTATGGTTCATTCTATGATACTACTACTCAACAGGTAACTGCTAATGGAATTGCAGCATTAAAGTTTGATTCAACAGATACAGATGTGACATTTGGAGTATCAATCGTTAATGATTCACAGATAACGGTAAATAAGGATGGTGTTTATAACATTCAATTCTCGGCACAACTTCAAAGATTTGCAGGAGGACAACCAAAAAGAGCAGTATTTTGGTTAAGAAAAAATGGTGTTGATGTTCCAAATACTTCTACCATCATTACTTTACAAGCCAATAATGATTATTTGGTGGCTGCTTGGAATTTCTTTGTGCAATTAAATAATGGCGAATATGCAGAAATAATGTGGACACAAGATGATGACATTAGATTGGTTGCTGAACCTGAAAATCTAATTATACCATATCCTGAAATCCCATCAATAATATTAACAGTAAATAAAATAAATTAAAAACAAATAAAAATGGCAGCACTTGACAGAATAGCTGGAAATGGTGGTACTTACTTTTGCGAAGTAACCACAGCACACACAAGTAAAACATTCAGCGGATTATTAATTAACTCCGATGCAGTATTTACAACTTTAACCATTACTGATAGCAATGGTGATACTCACAATGCCTTATTAACTGCTGATGCTTGGGGACAGAATCTCGCAGCAAGAACAGTTAAACAAGGAACATTACTTACTGCACCTGATGGCAGTTGGTTTTCTGCTTTAACAATGTCAAGCGGTGATTGTGTAGGTATCATAACAAGAAGTAAATAAATATGTTTAGTTTTGGATTTAATGTAAAGCCACGAAAAGCAGGTGGAGTAAGTTATGATGCGGATGCACAAGCTTTCTTTACTGCTGCCTCGATTACTGATACAACGCAAAAAAGCGCAGTTAATCAGTTAGTATTGGATTTGAAGAGTTATGGAGTATGGACTAAATGTTCAGCTATCTATCCAATTGTTGGGGGTAGTGCTTCAAGCCATGCGGTCAATCTTAAAACACCGGGAACATTTAATTTAACCTTTGCAACAGGAATGACGCATAGTTCAACAGGAATGGTAAGCAATGGAACAAGTGGATATGCAAATACTTCATTAATTCCACAAACTTTTTATTCTACAAATATGCATTTATCTTACTATTCAAGAACTTCTACTATTCAAACGGTTCAAGAAATTGGAGCAAATCAATCAACTAATTACTCAAGTTTAGCTGTCGCAAGAAATACTATATTTGGACAAACAACAAATGGATTAGTTAATTATTTAAGTCAATCAAACGCTTTAGGTTTTTTTGTTGGTCAAAAAGTTAGTAATTCATCAAGAAAAGTTTACAGAAATGGTACTCTAAATAATTCAACAACAACAACCGATTCAAATACATTGCCTAATAACAATGTTTATATTTGTGCCTTAAATGTTAATAATACTCCTGCAAATTATTCCATAAAACAATGTGCCTTTGCTTCAATAGGTAGCGGTTTAACAGATACAGAAGCTGCTAATTTTTACACAGCAGTACAAGCATATCAAACAACTTTATCAAGACAAGTATAATGGAAGGAAGAGTAGTAATACCAGAAGTTGCTGAACGATTAGAGGGAGTTTTTTTCGATTCAGACACATTTTTCAACTTTGTTCAAGACATCAATGATGAATGGTTCTTGATATTGTCACAACAAGATGAGCAGGATATAGCAGTAACTGAATATGCATATCTATTGGACTTGCCATTAGAACCATACGAACCTAAACCATCACCTTTACCTCCATTATGAACTATATAATTGAAATAATTATCGGATGTGTTGTAACATTAATAGGTTTCTTCTTAAAAAGAACTATGGATCAACTTGACAAAACAACTGCTAAATGTTATCAGAATGAAAATGCTTTGAAGATTCTTTCAAATACATTCGAATTAAAGCATGAATCACTTGGTAAGCAAATGGAAAAACTTACACAATCATTAGATAAGCTAACGGATAAAATTGACTTGCTCAATGAAGCGGTGCAGGAATTAAAATATAAATAATGGAATTAAAAGTAATTCGAAAAGAATTTAGTTCAAAGACATCTATTGGTGAGTTATACATTAATGATGTCTTTTTTTGTTATACATTGGAAGATACCGACAGGAATCTTATGCAGACAATGGGAAGGAAAGAGATTGAAGCTTTGAAGATTTATGGAAAGACAGCCATACCATACGGAAGGTATGAGGTGATAATGTCATGGAGTAATAAGTTTAAGTGCGTGATGCCATTGGTTAGTAATGTTCCCGGTTATCTTGGAATAAGAATCCACAAAGGTAACTCCGAAGTTGACACATTAGGTTGTTTGCTCGTTGGAATGAAGAAAGGAATTGATAAGATAACCAACAGCACAGATGCTTTTGATAGGTTATTTGTTATATTAAAAGATGCTTGTTCTAAAGGTAAGGTTTGGATAACTTACGAAAAAGCAAAAGAAAATTGTGTCTACAGATAATAAAGTAAAAAAAAAGATTGTAGAGGAATATTGCGAAAGACATCCATTGGTTGGTGACAGATCATTGGCAAAAATGATTTATAATGATAATAAACAGCAGTTCATAGATTTTGAGCAGGTTTATATGATGACAAGATATAAAAGAGGACATCATGGTAATAGAAATAGAAAGGAAGTAAAGAATAAATCTTTTTTTAAACCATTACAAACTGAAAATAAATATAAAACATTACCGAAAAGCTATACTGAATATCCGGAGAAATGGTATCTACCAAAGGCATCAAAGAAAGTATTGGTATTATCTGACATTCACATTCCATATCACGATGTGGATGCTATTCACGCTGCATTGGAGTATGGTAAACAGCAAGGCATTGATACAATATATCTGAATGGTGACATCGCTGATTTCTATATGATAAGTCAGCACCAAAAGGATGCAAGGTTCAGACCTACATTAAAGGAAGAACTTGAGATGTGCCAAGATTTCTTTGCTTATTTAAGGCAGGAGTTTCCAAAGGTGAATATCTATTTCAAGCCGGGCAATCACGAGCATCGTTTAGAAAGATATCTTATACTCAAAGCACCTGAATTATTAGGATGTGAAGAATTTGAACTTGATATACTTCTGAAGTTAAGAGAATACGGAATTTTATACCTGAAGCGCAGAACAAAAACTTATTTCGGACATCTGTTAGTTGAGCATGGTGACAGAATGAAGGGCAGCGGAGGAGTCAATCCTGCTCGGACTTTGTTTACTAAATACAAGCGTCATGTATTGTGCGGACATTTTCACCGTAAGTCAGAGCATTTGGAGAAGATATATGATGATAAGATTGTAAGTACATTCTCAACAGGATGCCTTTGCGAATTAGAACCTGAATACTTTGAATGCAACAATCATGCACACGGAATGGCCATAGTTGAAATGACTGGAGATAATTTCAAAGTCCGTAATATATCTATTGAAAATGGAAAGATTTATTAATCCATTTTATGCGATGAAGGTATTTGATAGGCATCAGATACACGAACTTGTGAAAGGTACTGATAAGGTTACTAAACTGCATTCTAACGGATGGTATAAGTTTAATGCCTGTTATGATATTAATTATAATGTCATTATCAGTTATTCAGAGTATGTGTTATTCGACGATGAGAACGATACAGGCACCAAATGTATCAAGGTTACATTCCATGACCAGAGTTATATCTTTGCAGCTTATTCATTTGATACTTTCATAAAATTCTTAAATGAAGTATATTTGCCTGTGTATTATAATTGGTGTTCAACATTAAACTTAAATAAAAATGAAAAAACTGAATCCTGATTTCCTTGCTACAGCATTAGGATTGCTTGTGGCTATTGCTAACGCATGGATGACTATTGACTGGGATAACTTTGAATGGAACGCAAATAACTGCGTTAAAATAGGTCTGTCGGCAGTTATCGCTATGGGTGGATATGTATCAACAATTAAATCAAAGAAATAATGAATCTACTGAAACCTGAATCATTCGAGGATGTATCTATCGACATGGATGCGCCATCAAGTATTGAAGAACACAAAGGAGAAAGGGCAAAGGATTTCTTTTGTAGCCATTGGGATAACGGAAAGAAGGCATTGCAATTGGCTCATGATATGGTTAAGAATCCAATCGTTAAACTAATTATAAAATGCTGCCTATTCTTGGGTGATGGGATTCAAGAAAGGATATGCAAATAAATATAATTAACTGATAATACCTTATCGGGTATGTAAATGCATATAACTTAATTAATTATACCTTATCGGGTATTATATTATTTCATCTTCGCTTTCATTATTCGTTGGTATAATTCCCAGTTAAAGTTATCCCAAAATTGATAGTATGCTGATGGTATCATAGGTTAAATTTATCAATTATAGTTCGTAAATAATTCTCTGCTTTACTAATTACATTTGGGAAGTTAGTTTGAAAATCCTCATCCGCAGGAACATCATAGATTGCCAATCGAAGCTTGGGTTCAATCATTAGCGGACAATACGATACAAATACTCCCTTTAGATTCATTGGATTGATATCTAATTCATGAGCAACACAAGCAATATTCATCTGAAGTTGATACCAGTAATCCTTATTCATAGATTTTATATCATTTTCACAAAGCAGGTATTCGATATGCGTAGTAGGATTAGGGCATTTGATTTCAAATACTAAATTATCCTCATAGCTTACAGCATCAGGACTGCCTCCGCTGAAATCTGAATATTGGAAGAACTTTGGATTCTCTGCGCCATAGTATGTAAGTCCTTTGTATTTGTCTTGTAGCAGTTCAATGGCATAAGGTTCTTGTATCAATCCCCATTCCATTTCAGGTGTTCTGAAAGTGTTTCTGACTGTGCCTGTAAGCAGTTCGCTAACCTTCTGCATGATGTAGGTCTTTGCAGTTTCAGAGAGTTCTCCTGCCTCCTTTGCTGCCTTTGTTTTGGGTTCTGTAAACAAGCAGCCGATTTGACTGCTTGTGAAACTACCTGCTCGTTTCTGCATCCACTCCCCATCAGGATATACATACGGATCATGCTTCATTTGATGTGGTTTTAAGTTTGTTTAATCTTACCATTGCATCCTGTGCTGCCTTCTCCTTTGCTTCGGTTACATCCTGCCCGGCATCCACATAGTCAACATCCATTGTTTCGGCATCTTTAATGATTGCCTGATCAGCTATAACTGCCTTCTGCATTTCGATTGATAATGGAGCAAACTTGCTTAATAATAGTTTCAGCACAGTTTTACAAGCCATCGCATCGAAATCTGTCTTCCAAACCCCATTACCGAATGTTTTGCTGAATCTTTTACCATGTCCTTGTATTTCTTCCACAGTCATGTAATGCGTCTTTTCAAAGCCATTTATGAGCGAAAAATAGGCAGCATAACCAACTACCTTATCAGATACCTTGTTTGCCCAATCGAACTCAAATCCTGTTAGTGGATTCTGTTGCTTGATCTGACCTTCGTAAACTGGTGATACGGAAATGGTCTTGAACTGCCCGGAACGAAGTGCTAACTGAATCAATCCTTTGTAGCCAACTTGGAACTGTGCTTGTTGCCCATAAGGGATGATGTAAGCAAATCCAAGATTAGGATTAACAGGCAAGTCAAGCGTGGCAGCCATAAGTGCTGCGCTAAATACTGATTCAGGTGTGGCATTCTTCAGATAACTATTGTTGTTTACAATAGATAGAACGGATGTAATGAACTGTGCGGATCGTTGTCCCATGAGTTCGTTAAACTTAGCTTTTACATCATCTCTGTAAAAGAACCCTTTAATTGTCAGTTGGTTGTTGGTTGTCATTGTTTTTGTTTTTTATTGGTTATTGCAAATATACTTTAATTTATTAAGTGTGGCTTCATACATCTCATAAAACTTTTGAGGTTCTATGGTTTCAAATCCTTCAGACAGGGCAAAGTAGGCAGGTGCAAAGTTTTTTATCTCGTATTCGCCAATGTGTTCATAGAATCCAATTTTCATGTTATCATTGGCATTATCTGATACTATTTTATAGTATGTACATCCGTTACTTGCATAATAAGGGAGTGGTAACTCAACCTCTTGCGTGATTGTCTTTTTAATTGTTGCTTTCATTGTTTATTTTTATTTCAGTTATACATTCATTGCAATAGAATACTTCTTGGTCAGGATGGAGATCGTAATCGATAAACAGTCCACCGCAATCGGGGTGTGTATATTCTCCGCATCCTTGACATTGTGGGTAATATAATCGTTTGAACTCTTCTTCATCGATGTTTGATTCAAACCAGTCATCAGAGCAGGACTGACCATTGGCGAGTAGATGGTTCATAGTTTATAGAATTGCTTTAGTTTATAAATGACTTCCTTTGACATCGTGCGGACATTTGAAGCTGCATCTTGTTTAATTCTTTTGTAGATTGCTTCAGGGATGTCACTGATTCTTAATTCGAATCGTATTTTTTTTTGGCTTTTCATGGAGATAGGTTTTAAGATGGTTAATCATTACATCGCAGTATTCATACATTGCCGGGTTGAATGGCTCGTTTAATACTTTTTTGATTTGCAGGTGCATAATTGCTTCCCTGATTTCTTTTTGTTTTTGTTTTTGTGTCATAGATTGGTTATTAATTATACCGCTAAATTACACCTTTTTCCACATATACAACCAAATTAAGAAATTAAAGTTATTAACATTAAATTGTTAAATTCCTTCTTCCACTATATGCTCCCAAAGGGTAAGAAAAATGGTGTGGTAACAGCTTGAGCAGTTGGCTGTTGGCTGATGACCTATTTCAACATATAGTTCCTTCATTGCCACAGCTTCAGAATGGATAGGATTAATCAGATGGTATTTATAGTTGTATAAAGATGTCCTAAATCCTTTTAGTTTCTCTTTTAGATGAGCTTCCATACACGAAGGATTAAATATATCATGTTAGCAATAAACCCTGCACATAAGCCATAAACAACCGACCAAAACAGACCACATCCTGCATTGTATGAATATATGCCCTGAATCCAGAACGCAAGGCAAAGTTCACAATCTATAGGTTTAATCGACTTTAGTTTATATGCCCATTTAATACGAGCAGGAATTCCGGTCAAGTGAACCCAAGTAAAGGTGGCGATGGAGATAAGGATAAGTGAGATCATCAGTATAGCTTATTATATGAGATAAAATTATATTGATATATTGGTTTATCTATTTTATATTCTGTTTTAATCAATCCGCTTTCTTTTAGCTTCATGCAGAAATCAAAATCCTCACCATTACTTTTATTTGGAAAACCAATCTGTAAAGATATTGATCGTTTCATTGGAGTAATATGATTAGGTGGTCTTAAAAATACCTCATTTCCACTTGACCAATCAGTCATATATTCCAAATCTTTAGAAATAAACCATTGTCTCTTATTTGCTCCATTTTCAGTATATGTTCCATTAATAGCGAAAGAATCTGGATTCTCTTCAATTCCTTTCAATATATCCTGAATTGCTGTATCACTAATCCAATCATCATCATCTATAAACCAAACATATTCACCACAAGCTGAATGTAATAAATCATTTCTTTTCTGTCCGGTTGTTTTAACTCCTATATCAGCCATGTCAGATATTACCTCAACATCTTCAGTTTTCTGTTTATTGATATGCTCAATTAATTTAGTATAAAAATTTAATCTTCGTGGAACTGTTGGAATTAATATAGATAGTTTCATAAATTTTTATTCTTAAGAAGCACATCACCTTGATAATCACATTCAATATCAAAATCAGGTAACATTTTAAGTATATCATTTAGTCCTTTATCTCCTTTATATAAACCACCATTAGAATATTCAGTATAAAAATATCTTACATTCTTAAAAGTTTTTCTACCTCCTCTTATTAGATTAGCTTCTGCTCCTTGAATATCCGCCCAAATGAAATCTATTATTTTATCTTTCAAATTATTTTCTTTAATAAATGAATCAAGTTTTACAGATTGAATTTGTTTCTTTTCAAATGTCATATCCGGCCAGTAAATAAATACATTTTTTGGTTGATTGATTGATGAACTGCCATAATAATTCTCTACATTAATACCATCAACAATTTTTTGTCCTCCGCTTTCATAAAAATCAACAAGACCATCTTTATTTCCAATAGCTTTATTTATTGGATAAAATTTACCATAGGGATAATGTTGTTTATATTCTACTATTTGATTGTATAATTTCTCGACAGGTTCAAAACCATAATAATCAAACTTTTTTTGTCTTGAATTAATTAAATTACATATTGTATTAGTGTGAAATCCATCACACATACCAAATTCAAAAAACAATAATTCATCTTTAGAATTAATTATTTCTTCTATGTATTCAAATATATCTTTCATATTGTCATTATTATATTTTCTAAATTAATCAAAACTGGTTTCATATTAAACTTATTTCCGTATTCAATATATTTATCTAAATCCTTTCCGTTATATTCAACACATATCATTTTTGTTTTTAATCTTTTCAAAGGCAGTTGTATCAATATATCATAATCATAACCTTCTGCATCAATACTAATAAAGTCAAACTTACTATATTGAACCATATATAACCAATCTCTGAAAGTAAAGCAATTAACTGATGTTTTAATAAATTGCTCTCTTGTCCATCTCTTCGTTTCATCTTGCTTCAATGAACTTAACAATGAATAATCTCCATTTCCTAAATGCTCTCCAGATTCATAAAAATCAAAATGTCCAGTTTTGTCAGAGATGGCACAATTGTAAATTCTTACTTTCTTAAATTTCTCATAATTCTTAACTGCTTTCTCATAACTTATCATAGATGGTTCAATTAATGCTCCTTTCCAACCTTTTTCAGCTAATGCCCGAACATTAGAAAGAGTAATACCATCGTTCGCCCCAATGTCTAAAAATATCCCCTGACTCTGATTTGAAAAGTAATTCAGTATAACTTGTTCCTCGTTGTTCTGTGAATACATAATTAATTAATAAAGTTTTCATTTTTACGATTTCTATAATTTATTTCATCTTTGAAATACAATGATGGATGTTCATTTTTGGAATACTGTCCATCAAATTCTGCTTTTCCCCATGCCGGATGCTCATGGTTAAATATATGCAATGGAATATAGATATAACATCCTCTCATTTGTGCCACATCCTGTGCCTCGTTATCACAATATACTGACTTGTAAGATGGATGATAAATGTATTTATCTCTCATAAAATAATCATAACCGATAATACTCATTGTGGCTAATCTGTCCTGATTCCCATCCGGGAAATGAATGAACTTGTCAAGATCGGTGAAGCTATCACGAATATCTTTATCAAATCCTTTTTTGATGAATACTTGGTCATCAGATACATTAACCAAAATATCCCATTTGAACCTGACTCGTTCAATATCTCTATTAATAGCATCAATCTTATTTTCTGATTTACCGAATGCAATAACAATCTTTTCAAACTTTCCGGAACACCAGTCATAAATATCGGGTGTTGTCATGTCATCCTCATCCAAAGTAATCAATATATTAAAGTTATCTGATTCAACATTATTGAAGATTGATTCCAATGTCTTGATGGCTCGTTGAGGTCTGCTCCTTGTAGTTAGTTTGAAGAGTATCTTCATGGCTTAAACTTTTTATGTATTGGTTGTTCTTTTAATTCCTCTTGAAATATATTAAAGTTGTGCTGATAATTTTCTTGTTTCTTTGCATCAGTTATTGAACTTTCAATCTTTTTGTTGTAATCATGAGCAAATAAATAAGTAGGTAATTTATCAGGCATAAGATAAGGTGATGTATTTAATCCTGCTTTATGAATCCTGTTAGAATATCCTGCGTGTTCAAATCCCCATCCAATGTATCTTGTATCCATGTAACCAATCTCATTAACTGCTTTCTTTGTCATTGCCATAAATACACCACCACATTCTTTGTAGGTAGTAATGCCAATATGTTTCTTTCCCAATGGGAAATGCATATTATCATTTAAGAATAAGAAATGATTCTCACCGGTATTCTCAAATGCTTCCATCAGATATTCAGTCCATAAATATTCAGAGGGATGACAATCATCATCAAAAAGAAATATATAATCATTTGACTTTAGATGATGAAGGCACATATTCTTTGCGTATGCAACTCCCTTAAATTCCGCATCATTGTAAATGTAAAGATTAGAAATTGGACTAAATTTGTCCAATGCATCCAAGCATTCATCAAGTCGGTTCTTTCTATTCGGTGTGGTTGTTATGCCGATGCCTATGGTCATAATATATCCTGATACATTTGTAATCTAATAGCTGTCCACTTCTCAAGGTTGTAATGTATATTGACATACTCTTGTATTTTACCAGCATAATCATCGACCATTTGCCGATTACCTATAAATTTCTTTACAGCTTTATACCATCCTTTTTGGTTGTCGTATGTTGCTACTTTGTAAACGGTATCGTTAGGAAACATTGAATAAGGTAAACAATCAGTAACAATAATAGCTTTTTTCTTTGCAGCCGCTTCGATAATTTTGAGTTCAGATTTGCAATTATTAAAAGCATTAGAACGCAAAGGAGCAAGTGAGATGTCAATAGTATCATAAATGGTAGCATATTGATTTATACTTTTTCCCCATACCCTACGGTAAGATTCTGGAGTATGGAAATCTGATTTAATTGTGTTCTGTAAATATCGTTTATGGTCATTTGATATCATCCGTTTGTTATCGGATAAAATATCCTCATATCGCAGATACTGACTTCTGTTCTGAATTTCATTTAACCTTGCCTTGTAGCATGGATTGTTTCCATACATATAAGCAGGATTGTTTTTGTGAAACTCTGCCACATGATGCTGAAAGTTATCTTCTAAATTAAACCCACCTAAAACAAACTGATAATCCTTTAATGATTTATCTGAATATACATAACTGATAGACCTACTCATTAGTTCTAAATCACCTTGATGCCATAGTCCACCAATCCATCCAAACCTTAACTTATCACTTTTCTCTGCTTTAGTGTTCCATTGTTCTTCCTGCATATCGATGCAGTTTGGGATTACTTCACCTTTTCCAATAAAATTTCGAAGATGTTCAGTCGTTGTTGTAACGAGGTCAGCGTGTTCAATAGCTTGGCGTACATTAGCAATGTATTCCTTGTATGGTATTTGTCTTGATTCATATTCGCTTAATTGTATTACTCGTTCCTGTTTATATTCTTTGCACTTTTGTAATAGCATTTTCTCCACAAAAACGCCATGATGCGATGGCAAATTGTAGTTATCATCAATATCAAATACCACTTTGCATCCGTTAGCATGACATCTGTCAATTATCTCCTTTGTTTTTCCTTTAATACTTATCTGCCTAATGAACTGAACAATGTCAAAGTATTGTAATTCAATATCACTTACCTTATCAAAATCATGAACTATTCTTACCTCGTTACCAGTAAGCCGATGCAATACCTTATGTGGCACTATCTGCCTATGATATTGCAGACCTGTATCTCCGGTGACAACGAGTAGAATCTTCATTTAATTATTATTTGTAGTCAGGGCAAGATTCGAACTTGCAGCGTTGAACTCAAATCTTTGTTCAAAGCAATTGATTTTATTTGCGTCTACCAATTCCGCCACCTGACTATTTAATCTTTTCTTTTAATTCAAACTTAAACTCTTTTAGTGTCGTAGAAATGGAACGCATTGGAATGTTTGTGATGCGAGATAAGTCACGATAATTGCCGACCTTCAGATACATCTTAAATAACTTCTTCTTATAGTCATCCGACCAGGTATCTGCTTCAGATGGTTCAAGTGCTGCATCAACCAAATCAAAGATTCCGTTGTATTCATCATCTGATATCTTATCAGGAATAATACTTATCGGCATATCAGGTCTGTTGGTATTATATCCGTATTTCTTACCCATCTGATAGCTTCGGATTGTCCTATATCCCCATGCGAAGAAATAATATTTAAGTGATTTGATTTCTGTAAGGTCATCCCCATTCTCGATTATCTTAAGTATTATCTCGCTGTGCAGGTCATTACTATAATGCGTTCCTATTCTATGACACAAGTTTCTTGTGATTTCTTTGTATTCATTGTTGCAATATAGTTGCTCAACTAACTGCATCAGTTTTGATTGGTTTTCTTCCTCTGCGTGGTGTTTCATCCGGCAAAGTTACATCAATGAACATTGTTCCCTTAATCAGTTCAGTTTTAACATAACCTTTTTTAATGCGATTGTAAACACTAACAAGTGAGATACCTTTCTGCTTTGCGTATTCACTCACTAAAATCAAATTATTTGTTGCTTCCATTTTATTTATTTTAAGCAAATATAGACAATAGGTTTATATGTTTAATTTATTTTATCAACAAAACGACCTAATAAACATCTCGTAATTAATAACAGCTAACAAATCATGGTTGTGCCGATATGCTCTGGCATATACCTTTATCTGCTCGTTACTCATTGCAGGAACTTCTTGGCATATCTTCCTTGCCATCTCCATTTCTTTCTTAATTGCTTCCATCTTCATTTCTCTTTTGTACATCTTGTACATCTTGTTTTTTTCTGATTGTAGTGTTGGTTTCATATTTATTTATTTGAATGTTTCGTTATACCAGTTATAGAATGTATCAAAGTCCTTCGCAATGTAGTATATCCCACCTGCTTTCTCAATTGCCTCTTGGTATTGTTTTTGAACATCGGATTGTTTATCTCTTCCAATCTTTACCTCTATCTTTACGGACTTACCTTCAATCGTTGCGGATATATCAGCACTCCCCAATGTTCCTGTTCCCTTAATCCATTTGTCCTGTCCTATGGTCTTTGTGATGCCCATCACATCCTTATATGTCTTTGCCTTTATTAATCTTCCAGTTGTATTAATTCTTTCAGCTTGTCCTCCGTTGTAGTTAATCCAATCGATAATCATTCGAGTCAGTCCATTGGCTGTCTTATCAGTATATGTTCTTGGCAACATATCCTTAAACCTTTCGGGTAAAGTATTTCGCCATAATTCAATTAGATGTTTCTTGGGAATCATTTGTTTATTTTTAGATATTCTACATTACTATATTTATGTTCTTCCTTATCAACTATTATCTGAACAGCATGATAAATAGATGAGGCAATTACACTATATGTTTTGCCTGATGGTGATTTAATTTTGTATAGGTTCATTTCAGTTGTTTTATTGGTTCAGATTCTTTTTTAATAAATTTCTTTCCGGCAATAGTAACTACTTTTAAGTAATTCTGTTTAATCCAATAATGCACATTACTAACAGATACCTGTTTATATCTTGCATATTGGCTAATTGTCATTAGGTTTTTCATTGTTAATAAAATTATTTGTACAAATGTACTAAATTTTTATATCTTCGTGCAAGTTCTTTATGAGCAACTTTTATATACACTAAAAGTAAATGATTAATAATATTGCCCTGTGTGGGTTGGTGCTAATTAATTTCTATGTTTAGTTAATTAGGTGTATCTCCAACTTGTGCAGGGTTTTTTTTTCTTATGATTGAAGAAGAATTTAAATTAAAACTTGTTTCAATTTTTGAAAATCATTTTAATGTAATGATTGAAGTTTGGAGTAAATGCAAAACAAAAAGAATTGATATTGTATTAACTCATAAAATATTAAAAGAAGTTTCTTTTGGTATTGAATGTAAAATACCAGATAGAAAAAGAGGTCAGCAAATTGGTGAATATGTAATACAAGCTAATCATTATTCTAAATTAGAATGGCAAGATTATAATGGTTATTACAAAAAAATACCAATACTTATTTGTCCACCACTTTCATATAAATATTTTTTAATGAATGAAAAAACAATAGACATTAATGATACATCAAATTTAAAAATATCAAATATTAATAATTGTAATATTCATAATAAATGGCATCAAGATAGACATACTGAAAATAGTACCCACCATTCATTTAATGGATTTTTGTCTGCTTTTAATATTGGTGAAGTAAGAAAAAAATATAATAAATATTATTTTGTTTTTGCCAATCAAATATTATTTGATACATCTGAAAATATGAAATTTAGTAGAATATTTAAAAATAATATACATTTTAATAATTATAATAAATTAATTAAACGAATAAACAATGATTGAATTTAACTACTACCCGGCAGATATTAAGAAAGCCGAACCACTTGGTAAAATTTCTTTGCAGTATTTCATTGACTCTGTTCGGTATCCTAAACCTCACATTATTCAAATCTTTGAACAGATTAGGATTGCGGAACAAAATAAAGATCAGGCAAGAAAATCAGAACTGAAAACTAAACTGGTATCATTTACACCATGTGTATTGATAGATAAGATACGCAACTATAACAATATACTATCATGGACTGGGCTTATGGTTCTTGATTTTGACCATTTAGATTCTCCTGAATATGCAGAAGAATTTAAGCAGTATCTATTTAATGAATATAAATTCATAATTGCATCATGGTTATCAGCTTCAAGGCATGGAGTCAGAGCATTCGTAAACATTCCAATCTGCACATCAACTGATGAATTCAAATCTTATTTTTTAGGCATTAAAGAAAAATTGTTTAAGTATAAAGGATTCGATATTGCACCTCAAAATTGTGTCCTGCCTTTATTTTATTCTATTGATGAGAAAATTCTTCATAGATTTGATGCCCTTCAATTTAAAACTAAACATAATCCAATAATAAAACCTATTGTAAAACAATATATAATTCAAGACAAAACCAATATAATCGAAAAAATAATTCTAAATAAAATTAATGTTATTGTCGATAACGGACATCCTCAACTTCGTGCTGCTGCTTATCTTCTCGGTGGTTATGTTGGTGCAAGATATATCGACCATGATTATGCAATTACAATGCTTCACAGAATGATTGAATGCAATGCTTATCTATCACAGAAGCAATCAATCTATAAAAAAACTGCAATCACAATGATTAATCAAGGAATTTATCAACCTGTATATTTAGAAAATTATGAATAAATTTATTAAAGAAGAAAATAATGTTCTGCTGAATCCTGTTGACTGGTTCAACTTCTATGGATCATTCGTAAGTATATTTGAGAATATACGAGATAAGACAATTAAATCAGAAACTGAAATTTGTCTTTATAACCCAAAGAAACCTGATTCGAAAGATTTGTCTGAACCTACATTCATACTTAAAAATGGATTGGTTGAGGTAAAGAAATTAAATGAGTTTGATATACCAAAAGGACAAAAAGTGTCCAAATTTATGCTACTCACAGCAGTTAAATTCAAAGGAGATTATTTCAATGCAATGTCTTATGTGTCTTATCAACTTCAAAAAAATGAAATACCATACATACGAGTTGGTGTAGATTATTTCAAAGTGATTAATAAAAAAGACAGATACGGAAGCGAAGCACAAACACTTAAAGCATGGAAGAAGGATGAAATTAAACAGGATCATTCAAAACAATTAATTCCATACATCTTTAAGTTTGATGACTTTTGCCTGATTCCTGATAATATTAATTATCAACCTTCCAATAATAACTGCTATAATCTTTATTCAAAGTTCATGCACCAACCATCTGATATTGATGTTAAGTTTAATGACTTACCAAATACAATGGAAGTAATGAATCATATATTCGGTGAACAGGTAATGCTCGGACTTCAGTATCTTAAAGTTCTTTATGAATATCCTAAACAAATTCTCCCGGTGCTTGTACTTGTTTCAACTGAAAGAGAAACTGGCAAGACAACATTTCTTAATTGGATGTCAATGATATTCGGGAACAACTCTGTATTAATATCTCCTGATGAACTTACACATTCATTCAATTCATCCTATGCCACAAAAAACATTGTGATGGTGGATGAAACAATAATTGAGAAATCAACATCCGTAGAGAAACTTAAATCACTTGCAACAGCTAAAAGTATTTCCGTTCAACAAAAGTTTGTCAGCAGCTATTCAATTCCTTTTTATGGCAAAGTAATCATTTGCACCAACAAGGAAAAGGACTTTATGAAGATTGATGAGGAAGAAATTAGGTTTTGGATTCGTAAGATAAACCCCATCACAGGAGCAAAGAATACCAACATCGAATCTGACCTTTATAACGAGATACCTAAATTACTTAAATACCTTGAATCCATGCCGGATGTCGATTTTACTAAATCTCGGATGGTTTTTACTGCCGAACAGATAAAAACTAATTCACTCAAAGAAGTGAAGGAAGAAAGCAAGTCATCCATACGCAAAGACATTGAATATCTGATAGATGACGTATTTAATAACAATGATTCAATAGATATTTTTTATGCAACACCGAAAGATATTAAGGATCAGTGGTTTTTAAGAAATTCAAATATATCTATCTCATACATTTCCAAGATATTAAAGGAAGAAATGAAGCTAATTCCTGAAAATATGATGCGATATAACAAGTTTGGAGAAAATGACATTGCAAAGATTTCTGGAAAGCCATATAAATTCGTGAGAAAAACTCAACGCATTCAAATTGAATCAATTGACAATATTGACTACACTCCTCCGTTCTAAAATGCATTTACGATTTACACTCCATTTACACTCCATTTACATTATATATATATATATATATTATTAATAATTAATAAGTTATATATATATTATAGAGAAAACGTAAATCGTAAATCGTAAAACAGGAAAAAGTTTTGAAATTCAAAAAATGGAAAAAATGATTCTAATAGTTTTGAAAACAGCATTTACATTTACGATTTACATTTAAAATTGTTAAAAAATAATTTGAATTAACTGAAACCTTTTTGTAATTTTGGAATAAAATACTAATGCCAATCCCTCAACCATCTTCAGGACAATCAGAGAATGAATATGTGTCCGAATGCATAGCCACACTAATAAATGAAGGAAAAGACCAAGAACAAGCCGCTGCTATCTGTTACGAGCAATGGAGAAATCAAATGGAGTCGCAGAAAAAGAAAACGTTTACAATCAAAAAAACAAACTGATTAATGTCCGCACCTTTAGATAATAACTTTAATGAATACTCCCTTGAGGAGATGAAACAATTAATACTTAAATATGTAAAGCATATTGAGGAAGGATATTCCAAAGAAGCTTTTGTGCCTTGCGATTATAGAACAATTGAGACACATTGTAAGAAATATGCAAATGAATTGCAGTCCGAAAAAAAACTAATAGAACAAGCTTTCAGAGGAAACCGATTATTTTGGGAAGAGAAAGGAAAGAAAGGACTGATGGTTGGTAAACGATTCAATGCAACTGTTTGGATCTTCAACATGAAGAACAGATTCAAAGATGAATGGATGGATAAGGTAGTAAGGGAGAACAATGACAAGGTAGATGCTAATGTAAACCATAGCGGAACAATAAAGGTAAGTTTTGGAAATTCAACTATACAGCCCCCACAAGGGACAGGAGAAGATACACCAAGCAATCCTGAATGAACCATTTAAGTATTATGTACTTAATATTGGAAGGCAGTTTGGGAAAAGTTTACTCGCAGTAAATCAAATGTTATATTGGGGATTGCAGAATCCCGGATGTAAGATAGCTTGGGTATCTCCCATCTACAAACAAGCAAAGAAAGTATTTGATGACATAGATTCAGCCATTTACAAAACTCCTATCTGTGCAGAACGCAATAAGGCAGATTTGTTCTTTAAGTTACTTACTGGCTCGACAATTCAATTCTTTAGTGCAGAGAGATACGATAACCTTCGTGGTTTTACTTTTGATTATTTAGTTTGTGATGAGTTTGCCTTCATCGAAGAAGCTGCCTGGACTGAAGTATTAAGGGCAACAGTATTGGTTCATGGTAAGAAAGTACTACTCATTTCTACTCCTAAAGGTAAAAACCATTTCTTTAATCTATATCAATTCGATGGGATAAATCAGCAATACAAGTCATTTACGATGACTTCGTACGATAACCCACTAATCAACCCATCAGAGATAGATGATGCAAGAGCAACACTGCCAGATCATGTATTTAGGCAAGAATACTTGGCGGAGTTTATTGATGGGGGTGCGACATTGTTTCCTAATTTAACTATTAATGATCAGCCGGAACAAACAGCCAGGTATTATGCAGGAGTCGATGTTGGAAGAGCAGAAGATTACACAGTTTTAACCATATTCAATGACAAAGGTCAGATGGTGGTATGTGAGAGATGGAGACAGATGACATGGACAACAATAGTTAAGTTATTAGCAGAAATCCTAAAAGAATATCGACCTGAAACCTTTGTGGAGATCAACTCTGTTGGCGATGCTGTGTTTGAGATGCTTGACAAAGAACTGCAAGGTCACATCTACATTGAACCATTTGTCACCACATCCAAGTCAAAGCAGGATATGATTGAACAATTGATGGTTGCCAATCAGAATAAAGAATTTACTATTTTAAGTAATCCTGACATAAAGAAAGAGTTTGATATATTCACCTACGAATACAATCCAAAGTCAAGACAAGTAAAGTATTCTGCACCTTCAGGATTCCATGATGATATAGTAATGTCGGTGGCTATTGCCTATCAGTCACTTAAGTCAATGAAAAAAACAGGAGCAGGATTCACATTACGATGACAACAAAAACTAACCTAATTGCACTTTAAGATATGAGCAAGAAGAAAAAACTGCCAAAGGATTACAGCGAGGTAACTATTAAACAATTGATTGAACTTAAAGCAATCGATGAGGATAAGACAATCGATGCCGAACCTGCTCCACATTTAACCAGAGCATTATTAAGATTGTCCGTTTTCAACGATGTGCCATACGAGGAACTTGAGTCAATGCCAATCAGCGAATTAAAAGATGACATCAAGAAGTTGGGATTCCTTGACACATTGCCTTCGGACAAAAAGATAGAATGGTTTAAGTGTGGCGGTTATTGGTGGAAGGTGAATTATGACATCACCAAGCTATCAGCAGGTTCATACATTGACCTTGATATGTATGTTAAAGATCCTGACAAAGTCCTTGAGAATACTCATAAAATCATGGCTTTGTTCTGCACACCATTCAGATGGCTGCGTAAAACTAAATTACCTGATGAGGTGATGTGGGATAAACTTAAAGATGTACCTGTATCAGTTGCTTATCCATTGACGGTTTTTTTTTGCAATCTCTTTCAGACCTTCATAGAAAGTTTGCCGGACTTTTTACAGAGTCAGTCAGAAAAGCTGATGAAGGAGGCGAAGGAACTTCAAGAGTCACAAGGGTTGAGTTTCCAAAAGAACTAATGTGGTTTCAGGTGTTAGATAATCTTTCAAATAACGATAGAACGAAATGGGATTACTTTATGAATATGAATGTCATCGCATTCTTAAACACATTGCAATACTACCGAATTAAAGAAAAGCATTTAGATCATCAAAGAAGATTAATGAAGCATGGCAGTAGATAAGAAAGTAATAGATGGATTGCTTGATGAGTTTGGTGTTGAATCATCTGCTGTAAAGATATCTGATGACATCATTGACCAGGTGTTGCAGAAGTATATTAAGATATGGCAGGATAATCTTGCAAAGAAGAATCATATTGGAACTGGTAACTTATTTCAATCTCTTGCATCTGACAAAGGTCAGTATGGATTTAGAACAGAATCCAAAGGTGGCAAGATTAGAATTTATTTAAGTTTACCTGAATACTACGAATATACTGATACTGGAAGAGGTGCAACAGAAAAAGGAGGCACAGGTCAGTTGAGAAAAAACTTGATGGGACTTAAAGGTTGGATTTCACAGAAGGGATTGATTGGTGGAGGAGGAATGACAATCAAACAAAAAGTTAAATTAAAGAACGGAACGATTAAAGAATATACTCGCAAACTTACAGCAGTCCAAGCTAACAAAGCATTAGCATTTTTAATATCTCGTAAAATACACAAGAAAGGATTCAAAGGCACTAAATGGTTTAGCAGCGAAGTAGATAATTTTATGGATGAGATAATTGAAGCATTAAATATTAAAACAGGTAAAGTATTCGAATTAGTAATTAATAAAGTTGTTGAAGATACAAATAAAAAATAATGGCAATCACAGTAAATAAAACTCCGGAGAATAGATACAATCCGATAACCATCCCGACAGAGTTCAGCGTTAGTTCAACGAATGTAAACCAACCGAACTTCAAATATATCTGCGATGTGTATGTGGATGGCGAAACAGGATACTATCGTATGAAGCAGTCACCTCATCCGACTAACGGATATACTGTCTTTGATGTTGGAGGAATAATGAAATCGTTTCTTTCATCCGATGCTCCAAAAACTGGAACAACAATTGAGTTTCAACACGCATCGAATAGCTATAAGCTTTACACATTAAAATTCGGTGAGGAGTATGGCGCATCATCAGCCATCATTACATATCCAAACTTAACTAATTTAACTACTAATTATTATGGAGTAATTAATGCAACACTTGACTTTGATGAATGGGCAGGTCAATTCAGAACGATGGATGATTACACAGTTCTAAACTCATCAAAGAAATTCTTAACTAATGCTCCAACTACACAAACTGTTTATCCTTCTACTCGTGCTTATCTTTACTTCTTAAATAATACTGCTGCTTCTAATGCTGCAAGTTATGTTGAGTATATTGGTTACGATGCAAATAATAATCCAACCGTTCAAATAAAATTCGATACAGCTTACGATGAAAATCAAAGGATTCAATATGTAGGTGTCGGTTACGAAAATCTTGAATTGATTGATGGGTTTGAACCCGGATATAGTGCGAACATTGGAACAATACCATTCTTTACTGCACAATCAGTAGTTAAATACACAGTACAATTATTTGATTACACTAATCAACAAGTAACCGAACTTCGGACATTTAATGTAGGTGAAGATTGCAATATCGGAGATACATATCAGCTTATCTTCCAAAATAAGTTAGGTGGATATGATACATTCAGCTTCAGGTCATTTGCTGACAAGTCATATTCAGTAACTACAAAGGATAACTTTAAGAAACGATTGGGAGCATGGAACGGAACAGATTTCGAATACGAACCATATCAAAGGGCAACTACTCAATACAATACCATATACAAAGACAGGATTGTAATTAAGTCCGATTGGATTACAGAAGATGAATCACAATGGTTACATGAACTTGTTACATCTCCAGATGTGTATATGGTCATTGATGGCAGACAAGAATTAATGGCAATAAACATCATCGATACTGAATACTCGGTTAAGAAGTTTAATAAGGATCAGTTGTTTAATTTGCAACTAACCATTGAAAAATCATTCGACAGATACAGACAACAATTTTAAGCCATGATTAAGACACAACTATTTCTTGAAGGATACAATGTTGATTTAGATAGTGATGTAGTTATACCTTTGAATTATGCAATTGCAGATGTTAGAGAACCTGAAAAGAAATCAGGCAACTTCACAAAGACAATATCATTACCAGGCACAACAAACAACAATGAGATATTTTCGTTTTTATATGATACATCTGTGCTTGTTAATTCGTCAGGCACTTATCAATATGATTTAGGTTTTGATCCTAACTTAAAAAGTGAATGTGTTATTACTTATGAAGGTGCGGAGATATTCAGAGGATATTTAGAGTTAAATAAGATTGTAAAAATAGATAATTACAAAGTGAGGTATGAGGTGACTTGTACCGGTAACCTTGTGAATTTATTTTTCAGTATTGGGGAGAAGTTTCTATCAGATATTTCTTTGGATGAATACAATCACGCATACACTTATGATGTGCAGAAAGCATCATGGAACAATTATATCTACAAAAATGGTGTAACGCAGTCCTATGCTTTGGGTGATGGTTATGTATATCCTTACATTGATTATGCAACGAATAACGATACAGATTGGAAGGTAACGGATTTCAAACCTGCTGTTTATGTTTACACAATACTTAAAAAGATATTTGAAACTGAAGGATTTAGTTGGACATCGACATTCCTTGAGTCATCG